CTCTAACGTACCCCCGGTTGGGGAACCGCTTGGAAGCCACATGTGGTTAAACTTGTGGCCTGCTGCCTTTCGAAGCTTTGTACTTCTAATCAACAATATTTCCAAACGACCGCGGTGATCAACATCATCGGGGACTGATCCTTTCTTCGAGCAGTGCTCAAATACTCCGACCAATCCCTCTGGGACCTCTTTAACCTGTCCGCACAGCTTGGCGCGGACGGTCTGGAATTCCCATGACATTGTGTCACCATTGTATCGACATTTAGGCTCCGTCTCACGTGTGAAGTGAAACCCGACTGAGGACGTATCAATGTAATTATTGATCATCAGCTTCTTTTTTAGCCGATCGTCCCTCGTTTTGTCAGGTAAACACTTTAGCACACTCTGCGATAAGTACCATGCCGTCCTCGGGTATTTCTCCCAAAGACGATTAGCCAAATCGCAATATGAGACAATAGCTTTAATGTCAATCTTCGTACGCGTTATTGCCGGATGTAATTGTCTGACATACAACGGTGTAACTATCTCACCATTATACGCTTCAACGCCACAAGACTCACGGTAGGCCGACCTCGTGTAAGATTTTTCACGATTCACTATCATACCCAGATTTTCCAGGGTATTAACAATGACTTCGTAATATCTGCTAGGGACAATCATGTCGTCCCCGTAAACGAGTATGTCACCTTTTCTGTATACACCGTGAACCTCTAGTACACCCTTGCATAATGCAAAGAAAACGAGGGCTTCGATAGGGAAACAAGTTCCGCTTCCCATACCCGCGTGCATGTTCAGCCTCACCACTTCTCCGTTCGGAAGAAGTGCGTCAGGGGTCCTGACGGCCTCTAGGGCTTCAACAATGACATCTTGAAACAGCCACTTGATGTGGCTATCCCAACCGACTCGATCAGAGGCGGATTTCAGATCAATTGTTGCGCGAGACCTCGTTATGCTGGCTTTGAGAGCAGCAGTTTGATTTATGCGTTGGGACCGAAAGTTTATGCACCCAGATGTTATTGGGTGCTCTTCGATCCTGCACTTGATCGCCCCGCCGAGCCCTTGCTGGACAAATTGTTTTTCCTGGCTCAACTCCCATGATTCGAGGTCCTCTGTAGTCTTTGGGGACGGGACAGATCCGTGTGAGAGCTGACTTAGCATACTTAATGCTAGCCAAACTCTTTTCGGATCCAACCTCACCCTCCGACCACATGAGTGGCATTTGAGTCCAACAACCTCTATCCCGATGAATAAGGCTATAAAATAAGCCGTAGGGATAGGTTCGGTCAATAGACTCGTCAAACTCGAAATCATATTTTCCATAGTTGCGTACACCCTCGAAGACTGCGCCCGGACCATGCTTTGGATGTATTTCCCAAATGTCAAAATCCAGGAACAGCTC